GCATTGTTGGACTAGATATAAATTGGGAAGATAATGAGCTTTATTGTGAGCATACAAACAATAAAATACAATCAGCGTATGGCGAAGATTAACCTATCATTAACTAGGGGAGAGTAACATCTCCCCATTCAATCTAAGGGGACTATCATGTTAGTTATCAAGATCTTATCAGAAATATTCGCGCTTGGAACATTCGTCGCGGCAATCGGTTTGGCCTGCATTGCCTTGGGAGGCTAACATGGACCTTACAGAAGCATTTTTAGAAGGTTATAACTCCCAAGATCCACAGATTAATAATCCGCACCTATGGTCCAGCCCTAATTGGCTGGCCTATATTGCTGGCGCTCAATTTGCAAAATATGGGACTTCTACACCTATCAAATGCAAGGCTAGTCGAGGCGATAAATTGCGAGTGTTTAGTCGCCACAATGAATGGCTGGCAATCCCAGATAAAACACTGACATCATGGGACTTTCAACGTAAGTAAGGGGAAAAACAAATGGGAAAGACAACCGCTGATTACCTAATCGCGCTTTATCCTAATCATGGCAAAAGACCCGAATCGCCGGACGTTCCAAGATCCGAATCTTGCGTCGAAGTAAACCCAGATCTGTGGCGTTACTATTGCCTTCTAAAGAATCGGCCATTGTTTCCAGCGCCAGCATGGTGGACTGAAGCCGACGTCGTCCAATCTTTAGATCAATTCGAAGCAGAAGCCTTAAGAGGATTACAGAATAGGTTTGATGATCTTCTAAGTGGCAAGGTAGCAGACAGCTTGCTATAACGCACCAGTGGCCTTCTAAACCCGTTTAAATGTCGGTCCAATGGGGAGCTTTCGGGCTCCCTTTTGTTTTACCATATAAACGAGAGGGGTCAGCGCAGGGCAAAGTAATGGATTTAGAGTTTCCCCTGTTCAGCCATTCAAGATGATCTGCAATAGCGTGCTGCTGAATTGATCTAAGGTATTCTAGCCAATTGCTCAGAATCGTTTGCCCAAGATTATAATCCGCGCCGCTTGCCTGGGCCATTTCCGGCTTGGTCCAGATCACGACCGTCTCTTCCGGCTGGCCCTTGATGTATTTTAGTGACTTTTGATGATAGTCAGACATTGCGCCCTATGCTCCTCAGATAAACCCGTGCCCGTTCGTCTCGTTCTTCCTGCGTGATCGGTTGTTTAGGTCCCTCATCTTCCCAGCGCCTCTGGTTCAGCCAAGTGCTAGGATGCGGGACAAACTCGGCATCGTCCGGCCATTTAACCCGTTTCAAGATCCGAATAATATCAGAACCAGACGTGTGCAAGATTGCTTTTGCCCAAGACTTTTCCGCAGCACCCTTGGCAGTCTTTCTAGGATAGGCATCCCAGAAGTCTTTGAAAAGATTGAGGTCAGCTTTTCGTTGAACAAAAGAGTGTGAGAGGGGAGAGGTAGGGGATAAAGGAAGGGGGGATATAGTATTTATATTATATGCGGTAAGGGGGGAAACAATAAGGGGAGGAGAGGGGAGAGAGAGGTCCCGATCTGTCCCCGGGACAACAAGGGGACAATCGGGGACAATTGGGGACATAGCACGTTGTCTGCGTTTCTTGTCACGAGCCTTAACTCGCCTCTCTTCAAGCTTTACTTTAAGTTCATCTTCATGGGTTTTGACTACAGCGAAGATCTGCTCACCTGTGCAGCCATTCAGAACCATAGCTTCTATGATCTTTGTTAATTGCATTATCGTTAACCTATGTTTTAGGTTGCACGATGATAAAGAACATACTATATATGCCCTATATCAACGCGCACCTGACCTGCGACGTTGTTCATGGGCTCCAGTTTGCTTCCCCTTTCTGGAGCCCATTTCTTTTTATAGGCTTCTCGTCCAGAACTCGTCCAGAAGTTTTTCGACCTGCCCAGCTTGCTTCATTTGGTTAATCCCGTGCATCACAGTAGTGTGATCCCTGCCGCCGGATAGCTGTCCCATCTTTGGGTAGCTGAGATGTGGGCAAAGTGAGTCGGCCAGCGCCCAGACTTCCCAGCGTGATCTGACATAGCGTTTATTGCGATGTTTGGACCATAAGAGATAACGGATTTTATAACCAAACTTCATACAGACGAAATTCACAATATCGTCCCAAGATGGGCGGATCTTTTCTATCTTTGCGTCAGTCAAAAAGATGCCAAATGGTTGCATACAAAAAGTCTTGTTAATAGTGTGGACAAGTTTTAGATCCTCTATCTTTTCCAATATCTTAGGCTGTGGAGGAGTGTTCGACACTAACGTCAGTTTCGCTCTCGGCACTATGCCCAGTCTGATCGCTCTCGCTAGATGTTCTTGATGTAATTGTTTGAGATAAGCCGACATCTGTTTCCCCCTCTAAAAACGCAATACCGGCGGCAAGGATAACTCTAATCGCCTCCGCTTCACTAGAAATTTCTTGTGAATGTCTGAACTTTTTTATCTTGATATAAATGTGATCTGGAATGACTAGTAGTTTCTTTTGCATGATGCCTCCTGAGTGGCGCGACCGACAGGATTTGAACCTGTAGCCTTTGGTTTCGTAGACTAATGCTCTATCCAGTTGAGCTACGGGCGCTTAATATTGTGTATAGCATTTATATGTTGACAATGCAAATGGCAATGTATATATCTATAGCTGTTAACCAAAGGGGACGATTATGAGTGATGGATTTTCGACACAAGAGCGAATCAGCGCATGGTGGGCCACAGATAGCCGCAGAGCGGTAAATGGTGGCTTGATTGACGTTATACGAGAGAAGAGAGGGGAGCGCGAGCAAGACGATTTGAGCGGCATAGAAGCTGTGCAGATGGGTCTGGCAATGCAGCCAACGATTGGCAAACTCTTCTCACAACAGACAGGCATTGGTGTTCGTGACCTCGATTGGTCCGGCACTCATTCAGAACATACCTGGCTTCGCGCACACGGTGACTTCGAAACTAATGACGGAGGCTTATTAGAAGTCAAGAACTTCCATGCAGCCAGCATCAGCAAGTATCCAGAGATGGATGAAGATGCAATGGACCTGCCTGAGCCCGACATTGTGCAGTGTGTTCACGAAGCTTGCGTGTTCAATAAACCACACGTCTGGTTTGCTGTTTTATTTGGAGGTCAGCGTTTTCGTTTTTGGAAGATCATTGTCACAGACGAGATGAAGGAAGAGCATATCAAACGCGCTGCGGTTTGGTGGGCGATGGCTCAGACTGGCGAGCTGCCAGATGCTGAGACAATTGAGCAAGCGCGATACAAGTACAAGAATGAGAATGGGCAAGCAGTGATTGCTAATTCTTATATCGAGGGCATTGTAACTGGCTTGAAGTCAGTTAAGAAAAAGATCAAAGAGCTTGAAGAATGGGAAGAGGAAAACACAGTGATCCTACAAAACTATCTGGCTAACAAAGCAGAGATCAGGAATGTTGCTGGTGAAGTGTTGGTCAGTTGGAAACAGGCAAAGTCTAGCAAAAGGTTCTCAGCGGATCTATTCAAACAATCTCAACCTGCCTTGTACGAATCATTTATTGTTGAACAGCCTGGATCACGGAGGTTTTTAGTAAAATGAGCAATGCACTCATATCATTCGACGATCAGGAAAGGATGGCAAATGCAATTGTCAAATCCGGCTTCTTTGGTCTTAAAGAAGTTAACCAAGTACTCGCGCTTATGTCTATCGCGCAAGCTGAAGGCAAGCATCCTGCCACGGTGGCTCAAGAGTACGACATTATTCAAGGTCGTCCGGCTCTTAAGTCGCAAGCCCTATTGGCGCGGTTTCAGCTATCGGGTGGCAGGGTTGAATATCTCTGCTACACGGACGAGAAAGTAGAAATGCTTTTCTCTCATCCGGCTGGAGGTGATCTGAAAGTTGAATGGACTATGAAACAAGCCCAGTCCATTGGTTTGGCATCGAAAGATAATTGGCGGAAATATCCACGTCAGATGCTCGCGGCGCGTGTCGTGTCTGAAGGCATCCGGCGCGTCTATCCAGCTTGCATCCTTGGGCATTATGCAGTCGAGGAAGTGATGGACTTCGATGATAAAAAGACTATGCGAAAGCTTGAGCCGATTATTGATCTTGTTTCTGAAGAAGAGCAGCCGGAAGGCACTATTCCTCTTTGGGTTCCTGACATGGACGGTGGTGAGCCCAAGATTTATAAAATGGCGTTAACTACAGAAGATTGGATGGAGAGCTTTGATAAACTCTCTTCCAGTGTCAATAATTCGAAGAAGATGAATGACGAAGAAAAACGTCTGAAGCTCTTGGCTCTTAACGCAGTTAACATGATGGTATTCAATCAACTGAAAGGAATAGAAGATGGCACAGATGGAGAGGCGTGAAGGCAGTGGTGTTTTGTTCACAAACAAGGACAAAACAAATCCAAAAGGCCCAGACCTGCAAGGCGAGCTTAAATTGGATCAGGACTATAAAGCTGGTGATGTTATTAAATTGTCAGGCTGGATTCGGCAGACCTCTGTTGCTCCATTGTACAGTTTAGTCATCAACACTTACAAGCCTGGAGCAAACAAGCCTGAGCAACAATATCCTAAAGTGGTCAATATTGACGATGGGGATGTACCTTTTTGAGCAAGTCACAGCGAGACAAAGGACATAATTGGGAGCGAGATGTTGTTAACATCTTGAAGGACCGTGGTTATTCTGCGTCTCGCAATCTGACTCAGACAAGAGATAGTGGTGGTGACATCATCATTAACAAATGGCTGTTCGAGTGTAAGCGTTACGCGAAGATAGCTGTTTACACTTGGCTGGATCAGGCAATCAAAGCTGCGGGGGAGACGTTAACTCCCGTAGTCATAGCCAAGGCAGATCGTAAAGAGCCTATTGTAATTATGCGTTTGGATGACTTTCTATCAATAATAGGGGAAGGCAATGTTACGCTGGCTAGACAGGATGTGGTGGAAACTAATATGTCCACGACCACCGGAGGAAATACGGTCTCTCAGGGCGCAACGCAAAGTAGCCCAGATGGCGCACAGGGAAACAAAAAAGATTGACGCAAAACTACGCGCAATCACTCATATGCAATTACGGAAATCACTGGAAAAAGGGGACACTAAATGACTATTGAGAAGATTATTTTTGATCGTTCAAAGACACATGGTGACTTTGCTAAGGTCGCGCTAATGAGCCAACAATTAAAGTCTGTCCTGGCGCAAGGCGATAATTGGACAAAGCTGACAGATCAGCAAAGAGAGGCAATCGAGATGATTTGCCCCAAGCTCTCGCGTATCATGTTTGGCAATAATCACTCGTCAGAACATTGGAACGATATTTCTGGCTATGCTGTTCTTGCGGCAGACGATTACAAGTTTAACGTGAATGATATTTCTATTGAAGATGATATTGCTGAATTTGCTAAGAAGTTTGCACCGGAAAGACCTGCAAATGGTTGACAATTTCGATTACTTTAAAAAAGAAGTCGATGCTTTAGTTGATAAGCTTCGCAATGAAGCTGGTTCAGATCCTTGGAATACGCTTCCAGTTGATAAGCGCGATATTAACAAGCTGATATATCGCATAAAACAGCTAGAAAACGGATTTTTAGATATTGTCGGCATGGATGCAAGCACACCAGAGTCCTACGCTATGCAGAGTAGGATTATTGCTAAAGCTTGTTATGTTGGCGCTATCAACAATGAAAGCAAGTATTCGTTTGTCCCAGACCTGTATTTTTCTGAGGATGAGAAACATGATTAACATCAACAAAAAGTACCGCACTATTAGCGGCCACGAAGTTCGCATTTACGCGGTTGATGGAAATGGTCCGTATCCTGTTCACGGCGCTATAAAAACCGAAAATGTATGGTCAATGTCATGTTGGGACGATGACGGTGACTATTATTGTTCTGTTAAAAATCTGAACCTCGTCGAAGTTAAACCGCGCATTCAGCAAACCATTTATCTCAACATTTACGATGGTTATACGTCAATCAGTTCTACTGAAAAGGTTGCTGAAGAAAGAGCCGATTGCGGCATTTGCGCTCGTGTGAAAGTAGATATAGACGTTGAAGAGGGGCATGGCCTTACTTAACGATCATGCAAAATCGTTAAATAGCAGAATGTGTTAATTAAAGGATGTAAAAAATGATTAGAACCTTAATATCATCAATAACAGCTATGGCCGTTATGTCTATCAGCGTCCACGCCTATGAAGATGAAACGCCTGGTCAATTCTTTGCAAAATATGGTGCACACTCCGTATCAGCTCCGACGAGCAAGCAGGAAGTGGCGCGATCCATCGCCTCCCAAGTCAACGACCGGCTTGGTTCGCAATGGGTCGAACCAGCACTTAAAATAGCTAAAATAGAATCCGGCTATACTTGCCATGTTAAAGGGCCAAAGACCCGCCACGGACGCGCTGTTGGGCCTCTGCAAGTGCTTGTAGGCAGTGCTGAAAGTTTAGGTATTAGTGCTTATGAGCTTGACACATCATGCGCTATGCAAATTGAAGCTGGCATCCGGCATATGGAGAGGTGCGTTAAGCTGGGTGCTAAAACACCGGTTCAAATGGCCTCTTGCCATGTATCAGGAAGTCCGTTTAATAAACTTCTGATTCGTAAAGCTGAGCGTTACCGCCAAAAGTACATCAAGATGGCTGTTAACGCAAAGATCCCGCCATGGGTGGGGACGTTGTACTACTAGTGTCGCGGGGTGGAGCAGCCCGGTAGCTCGCTTGGCTCATAACCAAGAGGTCACAGGTTCAAATCCTGTCCCCGCAACCAAACAAGAGAAATCAAAATGGATATTGTTGTAAAACCAGCGGTCCTAAGTGATTTGAATTATATTGATTATTTGCAAAGAAAAAATGCAGAAGAATTGGCTTTTTATCCTAAACAAGTATTTGAAAGAGAAGTACAAAATTTTCGTATTTTATTGGCTAAAGTAAATGGAGATCATGCTGGATATATTTATCATGGTGCTTTTGGTTCACAAGTCAAAATTCATCAAGCTTGCATCCAATACGATTTGCGCGGCCAACTCTATGGAGCTGCTTTGATAAAAGAATTGATAAATTTAGTTAATGCAGCCGATGGTGCTTCAATCACGCTTAGGTGTGGTTCTGATATTGCAGCAAACGGTTTTTGGAAAGCAATGGGTTTTTATTGTCAAGGAGTTACTAAGGGTGGAGTTCGTAGAATGAGAGACATTAACAATTGGAGATTAGATCTACATCCACAATTGTTTGTCACTGAAACAGATGCGTCAAATAAACAAAAAGACGCTTCATTATGGAGACGTAATAAAGGTGAAAAACAAAATTCCTTTATGAGAGGAAAACAGCTTCAAATATATCGTGAAAAACTAGAATTAAAAGAACATGAAGTTAATAAGGAGAAAGTAGTATGGCAAAAAAATCAGCAAAACCAGTAAAAACACCAGCAAAAGCACCTGAGAAAATCAAGGTCTTTATCGCTACGCCTATGTATGGCGGCATGTGCTCAGGTGTTTACACGCAGTCTATCATTATGATGCAGGCAGCTTTCCAGACTGCCGGTATCGAGGCTTGCATCTCTTTTATGTTCAACGAAAGTCTAATCACTAGAGCTAGAAATGCTCTGGTTCATTCTTTCATGAAAACAGACTGCACTCATCTTCTGTTCGTGGACGCAGACATCAAGTGGAACGGATACGATGTTCTGCGGATGTTTGACGCCGATAAAGACATTATCTGCGGTGTTTATCCTAAAAAAGAAATCAACTGGTACACGGTCAATAATGCCGTAAAGAAAGACGTGCCTATTGAGAACCTCAAGAACCATACAGGATCTTGGGTCGTTAATCTGGTTGATTACAAGCCCGATATTACCGTCCCCAACCACAAGCCTCTGGAAGTCTGGGCAGGTGGTACAGGCATGATGCTCATCAAGCGCAAGGTGTTTGACAAGTTGAAGAAGAAAGTGCCGTCTTACAACAATGATGTTCTGGATCAGGCTGGATCTATCGGAATGCAGGAACGCATCTCAGAATACTTTACCACCAGCATTGAACCTGGCACTGAACGCCTATTGTCAGAAGATTACCACTTCTGC